CTTTCATAGCTTCAAATTATCCAAATCAATACGTTCCAGACCACGAACAGTGCGGTATACGTTAATTGCGCCTACGACAGCAAGACCAGTGAATCCGAGAACACCGAATACAACGGCTCTCTTGCCCCACTTAATGCTCTCTTCTTTGATCTTATCCTTGTTCATTATAAATACTCGCTTTTTGAATCTGCCCATTGAAAAATCAACTCAATGAATCTATCTATATTGTCAACCAGATTGATACCATATCTTTCGCACACAATCTGTATGTTTCCCTTGCGCCAATATCCATCAGGACAACAAACAATAACATTTTCATTGTTAATACCGAACAAACCAAGTTCGAGCAGAGTAATAGGCGCGGGACCATTAGGATCAAAATAAAAAACAATCAGAGAGGCTTTCTCAAGATGTTCCAATTCCCATGTAACTTGTTCTTTAAACTGTGGATTACTGATATCCTGAATCCAAGAAGAATCCCAATCATCACGGCGAGGATTGTAGATAGTGATATCGTCAAAACCATCAAGAGCCTTTTCAACACGCTCCTGCCAGTTCTCAGCCTTACCCATATCAATTGAACCTGCTAGAAAGATACTATATTGGTTGTTCGACCAATCTTTCTTAGGTGCCTTTACAATCTTCGCCATGATATATTTCCTTTTTTTATGTGGTGCTCCCGGTAGGATTCGAACCCACGATCTAGCCGTTATGAGCGGCCAGCTTTAACCACTAAGCTACAGGAGCATTCTCACATATTACCCCAATGACTTAAGATAGTCAAGGATATTTTCAGGTGATGTTTCACCATATGGATCGGTTGGGCAATTGTGCTGATAACCCGGCTCAATGAACCACTTTTCAATCTTGCCATTATCGACTACAGCAGCATAACGCCATGAACGATAACCGAAACCAAGATTGTCCTTAGCAACGCCCATACCCATCTGGTTGGTAAATTCACCAGAACCATCGGGAATCACAATGACTTCCTCTAGTCCCTGTTGCTTTGCCCATGCGTTCATAACAAAAGCATCGTTGACAGAAACACAATAGATGTAATCAATACCAAGATTGTAGAACTCAGATGCGTTCTTTTCAAATCCGGGTAGCTGATAGGTAGAACAAGTTGGTGTGAATGCTCCCGGCAATGAGAACAATACAACACGCTTGCCAGCGAATAGGTCGAATGAAGTAACGTCTTCCCAACGATATGGGTTTGGTCCTTCAATGCTGTCATCACGTACACGAGTCTTGAACACAACAGAAGGAACTACCTTTGGTAGAAACTGTGTAGGGTCCATAGGCTCATTGGCTCCTAGAATATTCATAATAAATCCTTATCCAAATCTAGAGAATACACGATAGAAGAATGGTTCAAATTCTTCTGGTGTGGTTTTTACATACTGTTCCCAAGGACGATCATATAGGTCAACGCCTTGTTCGATGTACTTTTCAATGCGGTTTACATCGGTAAACAATTCAGTATTCATTTCACGATGAGAACCAGCTAATAGCTTTTCTTTAATCTTTTCAGCACCGCCCCAATGGGATAAGTGCCAACCACCACGCATGACAGGCGGATATGTATCACGCATATCACGAAACTCTTGTGGTGCCTTTACTCTCATTTCTTTACAGCGAGTAACAACAGTGCCAACCCATGGCTTTAGGCTGCGCTGCTTTAGGTTGTAGTAATGAGAATCCTGAATCATACTACATGCAACACTACTTTGTAAAGTGTGAATTGCATTGTCGATACCACTAAAGCTTGGTATCTCATCTAGGTCGCCCATGAGTACGTAGGCATCATCAGGAAAATAGTCCATTGCCTTACGCAAGGTATTTCTCTGAAGATGCTCCACGCCCCAATATGTCTGACCTAGTTCAATCGGCGGAACACATGGTAGATAGATGATTCTATCTAGGTAATATGTAAAGCGATTGATGTTTTCAATGAAGTTGAATTTCTTCGGCTGGCCACTAAATGTCAGGCAGCTTTCAGAGATAACAAAGTAGTTGACTTTCTTGTAGAGATATTCTAGTCTCGCTTCAAGAAGATCATATTCATTGAAAAAGGTAAAACAATCAATGATCATTAGTCGGCAATCTGGACCTTGGTGTCCTTAAAACCGGAAAGATATAGGAAGTTGTTGAACTCTTCTACAACCTGATCAGCACCAAGATCAGCGTCAATCTCAAAGTTGATGCTAATGTTGCGGCTTAGATGATCGTCGCTGCTATTGTAGCACTTGTTGCTATTAAAAGAAAATTCTAGCTTATTCATGATTATCTCCATTATAAAATTTGGGCTTTTCATCCCAAGGAATTGTGTAATGTAAAACTCTACCGTGTGCAGCCAAGTCCTTTAGGCATTCATCACACACATTGATTTCCAGATACGATCCATCCATAGGATCAAAGAAGGTTGAACCGTAGTGGCCTTGTGTCATAAAGCAAGTTGCCTCATGGGGCTGATTGCTTTCAGTTTCTTCATTGAAGACATGCTTTGGCTGATAGCCGCATGAAATACAAGGCAGTACTAGATTTTTATCCATGATATACTCTTCAAAAAAGTGGCACCCCTACGAGGACTCGAACCTCGAAATCAGGTTTAGAAGACCCACGCTTTATCCAGTTAAGCTATAGGGGCGCAATAAAATCAGATACGGTTATTTAGTCGATGTAATAGATTAGCAGCCTGACTTTCTTCTGCTTCTGTAATATTACCATTATGCTGGACATAAAACAGCAAAGCATCCTTAATTAGGTTAACGTCAGCAGGAGCATAGACACCACCCTTTGCCATCTTTGGCGTACTATCCTTATAAGGATGTGTGTCTTTATCTAGCATAGTGTCCATTAATTACTCCATACAGTCATTAGCCAAGTGTTGGCTGTGTTCATCCAATCAATTTCAACATCATCAAGCTTTTCGCCATTACGATACTTGGATTCAAGCTCATTGTAACGGCGCTCAATGACAGTAAAATCGTCATTTAGAGTTGGCAGATCAAAAACTCGAATATCCATATTTACCTCCACGAAATCAAGACAACATATATATACCGAATTTCGCTGGAAGTCAACCCTTTTTTGTAATTTTCTTTCTTTTAGTCAGAATAAAAGGCTCAAGGGTTGACTTCGCACCGATTAAGTCTTCCTTATCCAGAAGACGGTCAACCTTGTTGATGATAGTTTCAACTCTGGTTTGTGGTATTTCTACGGTATATGTTTTCTTCCCAATCACTTGGTTAAATATAGTAGTTTTTACCGTCTGTGTCAAGCTTTCTTTTTCCCAATGGCATACTTTGTTACCAAGGTCCACTGGTCCTTTTCCTTGTGTGGCAGAATCTTAATCTGATTCAAACCAGCACGAGGATGCTTAGACTTCTCTGGTTCAACGATCTTGACCAATCCCCAATCTTCTAGTAGCTTGGCGATGGTGTTACGTCTACCCTTGTCTTCGTCTGAGAAGTCAGTTTGCTTGCCATCAAGTGCAAACATTTCCTTGAAGTGTACAATATAGAACTTACCCTGCTTGTGCAAGATGTGGCAAGACTGATATAACGTCTTGTCCTTTCTACTAGCGACTCCAATTCGCGTCAATGTCTCACGTACCTTTAAGAAATCATCTTCCTCACCAAGCTTGATTTCTAGTAATGTGTCAATAACTTCATTCATTTCATTCCACCTGTATCCAATATTGTTTTTATCTTTTCTATTTGTTCAGGAGAAAGTAATGAAATTGCTTGTTCTGTTTTTGCGTTATTGTACTTAAAGTACTGCTTTACAGCTTCAAAATCATCACTATCCTGTCTTTTCGCCCATTTCGAAAAACGCTTTTTGGGTCTGACAATATTTAGTAGATATTGAAATTGAAGCTTATTGTCTGCATTGTAATGCATATTCATTTCATTGGCATACAGAATGGTGTCTGGAAAGTATGACAATGCCTTGTTAGTCAGATATGGATTGTAACCAGCTTCTGCAAGCTCATCATTGTCCGTATCTGTCATTAGGTCTTTTTTGGTATAGTTGATCGCACTAACATAATCAAATGGATTGCTCATATAGCCTCACGTTCTTCCTTGCGCTGGATAGCTTCTAGCGCGTTTAAGGTGGAAATTACAAAGTCGCTTGCGAGGCTATTATAAGCGAGATAGTTACGAACTTCAACAATTTGATCAGCAGTGGGCGGATTGTTTACCCACTTTTGAAATAGTTCAAGTGCAGTTGGTGCGACTTGACTTTCTGGTGCTTCTGCCAGTAGTTTAATTATCTGATATGTCGCGTTGTCCTTCATAGTCATAATGTATATTTCCTTCATCATCGTACCAATATCCACACTGCCTACCAAGCTCTTCTAGGTATTTACGGCAGCGTTCCTTGGCACCGGGTTCACGTGTCATCCTCTCCGTGAACTTCCTCATATTCTCCAAGATCAAGCGGTTTCTTTCTGAATGCGTCATCACCATATTCATTTTCCAAAATTTGTGAAGAATGGTCTAGAACAGTAGAACAGCCCATACAGATTTCAAGCTCTAGTGGACCTTCGGCAGTTTCCAGACATAGCTTGCCTGTCTTGTGTTTCTTTTTAAGAACTGTTTTACAGAGAGGACACTTCTTTCTTTTCCACCAACTC